CCTATTGTTGTATCAAAGATTAATAAGGGTACTTCAATAGCAGCACAGCCTCTAATTGAATTAGAAAAAGCACTTAATCAGGCTGGTATTGTTCCAAGATCTTTTGTTGATTACAATAGAAATTTCTTAATTGGTCGTGCTTATGCTCTTAATGACGGAGTAGCAAATTTAAATAATAAGTCTAATCAGCTACAGCTATTTTATAATGAATCAACGGTTGCTGGAGTTGATAGACCACCAACTCGCAACAAGCTATTATATGTATACATGTTCCACCTCCGCAGAATTTCTATTAAGGGTGATAGTGTTTCGGTTTCTCTATAAACCTAAGGTAATCTTTGATAAATAAAATATATCATATAATATAAATGAGTTTTACAAATGATAAAGATAGTGATAATTATATAACCAATAAAGAGGATTGGTTAAGGATAAAAGATTATATACCAAAAGATAAAGTTATATGGTCTCCATTTTATTGCGACGGTAAACAAAAAGAATATTTTGAAGAAATGGGATACAATATAATTCATGAAGATAAGGATTTTTTTAGTTATACTCCTGAATATGATATTGTAGTTGATAATCCACCATTTAGTAAAAAAAAGGAGGTATTAACAAGATTGAAAGAATTAGATAAACCATTTATGTTAATAGCACCAAGTGTTTTATTGTGTTATAAATATTTTCAAGATTATTTTAAAGATAATTTACAAATAATTGTCCCATACAATCGTATAAAATTTAGACATAAAGATAGTATAAATAAAAATTATTCACCTCCTTACGCTTCTTTTATATTTTGCTACAAAATGAATTTACCAAAGGATTTAATATTTATTGATTAATGGGTCAATAATAGACCCTTGACCTAAAATAGGTCTATAGAGAAATCATATCATATAGTCTTATAATTGTAGTAAGGTCTAAAATTGACCCAACCCGAATGGGTTAGCTGAAAATCTTTTAAAAAGATTTTGACCCGTTTATTTATATATATATTTTCTATGTATCTTTTTTTATTTTTTATTTGAAATTTATTTTATGTATAGTAATATATAAAATGAGTGTTTCAAAGAAGTATCTTTCTATTCAGCCGAATAATGTTCCTTCAACTGGTAAGGTTTCGTTTGCTCGTGGTAATCCAATCCTTACTGTTACTCTAGGTCGTCAAGACGGTATGCTTGATTTATCGTCTCTTCGCCTTGCTGGTAAACTGAATATATGGAGAGACGCTGCTGGTTCTTTACCACCTACAGACGCTGCTGCTACAGAATTAAGGGCTTCTCATAAATTAGGTATTTATGGTGTTATAGATCAGCTTGTTTTTCGCCACGCAGAAACTAAACAAGTTGTGGAGCATATTAGACATTATGGACGATTTATGAGTTCATACCTACCGGTTATGGCTGGTATGCAAGATATAGCAGGACATTTAAGTGAAACTGCCCTTATTTATCCTAACTATCAATCGTTCCGTGATTCAGTTATTCGTAGGTCTGCTGACGGAGTTACAACTCCTAATGAGTTCTGTGTACCTCTTCCAAGTGGTTTAACTCTTGGTGAATCCATGATACCACTTGATAAAGTTCCACTAGAAATTGAAATCCACCTTGCTCCTGATAGTCAGTTTTTTTATTCAAGTGACGGCACAACTACTAATATTGCGAATGCTTTCTATGAATTAAGCGGATTAGAAGTTGCTTGTGAAGTATCATACGGACAGCAATCTCCTGATAAAGGTGTATTATCATTCAATTCGATTACTTCATATTTTTCAACTCTTGAAACAACTAATAGTATTGTGAATTTCAATCTTGGATTAAGTAAAGTTTTAGCAAGTTTTGTTAATTTTGTTCCTTCTTCATTTGTTAATAATTTAGCACAAGACGGCTATTTAACTTATATGCCCTCTCTGGCTCCTAACGCTGCTGGGACTGGAGACGGAGGACTTGCTAATGTTGAAAAAATTTCTTTCCTCCGTAATGGTGAGCGTTTCCCTTCTGCTTTTGAAGTAGAAAGTGTTCGTGGAGCTACAAATGTTACTCCTGTTGTTGATTCACAGATTATTAAGGGTTTCTTGTCTAGTATTATCCCTGAAAAAATGCATACTCGCACAAGTGCCTCTCCCCTAAATACTAACCGCAATTTCACAGTTAATAATAATGCTGATACTGGTTATCGCTTCATTCCTGATAGTGGTGGATTATATGGTGTTGGTGTTCTATACGATCAGCTGGATAGTGAAGGTGTTGATTTCAGTAATTCTCAATTCTCTATTCAAATGACTACAGGTTTAACTGACGGCAATCCAATCTCGGCATATCTATTTATTAAATCCAAGGTTGTTGTAGCATGGGACGCACAAATGGGAGTTCAGGTCATTTCTTGATTTTTTCGAAGCATAATCTATGATTTTTTCTATCTATTAATTTTTTTATAAATTTATTTTTAGTTTTTTTATATATTTATAAATATAAAATGAGTTCTATGGACGATATGGCTGATTCAAGTGTATCCGGAGATAAAATCCCTGACCTTATTAAGATTGGTGCTATTCCAAGTGAATACGGACAAATGCTTCATACTGATATTTTAGATCCAGTTACATTCAATCAAAATAGAGTTAGGTTTACTCTTCAGCGAGTTGCTGGTTTTCTTCATTCTAATTCTAAAGTTACTCTTGCTGTAACTCCAAAAACAACAAACGCTGCTTATTATCCATTAAATATTGGTATTTCTAATCTAGTTCAATCTGCACAACTTACTATTGGTAATCAAGTTGTATGTTCGATAGACGATTACTCTCACTTTCACCAGTATCAATCTATGTTTATTAGTAATGAAGATAATAAAGAAAGAGAGCAGTTTTTATCGCAGAGGTGTATTAATCACCAGCCTGTTTATGACGACCGTGTTGCTAATACTACTGATAAACCACCTAACTCTGCTAAAAAGGTTGGTTTGTCTGTTGGTCGTAATCCAATTGTCCCAGCGGCTGGTGGTGCCGGTGTATTTAATCTATTACCATTTATGGTTCATGGTGCTGGTTCAGCACAAGATATCGCAGACGCTCCTGTATATTCAGTTTATTTAAGTGATCTCTTCCCCTTCCTTAAATTCAATCAGCTCCCTATGTTTATGTTAAATGAAGAGGTACATATTGATATTACTTTTGTTGAGGCAACTACTTCTCTTGCCGGTGCTGGATTATCTCGCCGTATGTGTATTACTGCTGCTGAAGGTGCGACACCAGCAAATCAACAGGTATCTTATGATATAAATCAAGAAGAAGTTAAACTTATTTATGATAGCATTACTTATGACGGAGATATCATGGATAGATACGCCCAGCAGAATCCTAAATTAACCTTCCAGTATGTTGATTATCGCCTTGCTAAAAGGACTGGAGCTCAAACAGCATTCGCAGATTTAACTTTCCCTGTTGGTGGTAATGGTCGTCTTGTTTCAAAGGTTATTTTAGGTCTTCAAAGTAACGCAAACTTTACACCAGTTTCTCTATGTCATGGTGTAGTTGCTAAAGACGCTGCTGGGACAACAGCAGCAGATTCATTATCTCTCAATCTGTTGTATAATGATTTATTTGAATTTAATAGCGATAGATCCAATTCTTCTTTACTCTTCCACACTACTCAATCGGCAGAGGGTAAGGTGCCTATGGTTACAAGAGACGAATATCAAACAACACCAACTTCAGCATTAACGGCAGAAAGTTTTGAGGGACATACTCAAAGTAGCGGTGTTTCTGGTATCGGGGGTCTTTTCCGTTGGACTGCTATTAGACCCAATAAGGGTCAGCGTGTAAATAACAAGGGTATGGATCTAGTTTATAAATCGCCGGGTTTAGCAGCAGAGACCTATACTCTCCGTGTTTACCTTGAATTACTCAAGGTTGCTACAATTGAAGACGGACAATTTAATTGTTATTTCGCTTAAAATTTTTTTCTAAATTAAGATATAAATGGATTTACAGCCTTTTAATGGATTTTACAAAATATGTGATAAATGTAATAAGTGGAGATTTAAATATCTTGAAGAAAAACAAAAATATGAAGAACTCAAAGAATGGACTGAAAAATTATTAAAATCCAATCAAGAATTATTGGATAAGATTAAAGAAATAAAAGATAAATAATCTAATTTTTTCTCGTTTTTTTACCTAAAAAAATAATCTATTTTTATAGTATAAATATGAAAATAGATTCTGCTAATGTTAGTGAGGATATTCAAAAAGCCCGACCTAATGTGAAACCTAATACAGTAAAACAATATGAGGTTAACTTAAAGAAACTTCAAAAATTGTATGATACTGATAATTATGATTTTTTATCAAAACCTGAAGACGTAATGGATAAGATTAAAGACCTTCATTATTTAAGTCAAAGAAATATATTAAATGCGATTGTTGTATTATTAATGGCTCTCAATCATGACGAAAAGTATGACGATTTATTAATTACATATGGAGATTTAAGGGACGAATTAAATGATAAATACAGCGACGAGCAAAAGAGTGGAGTTATTAGTGATAAACAAAGTAAAAATTTTACT